AACTCTGTAAGATTCAGGCTGGCCCCTACATACCGCTCCAAAGCGTCGTAGGGGCTTTCCTGTGTGTCAACGGCTATTTCTGGTTCGTTTCCTCCTGGCGGTGTTTGCATCAACACTTCTAGTTCCGAAGATGGTGTGCCGGGTCCATCCAGTATCCATGTGCCACCTAAGCTGGCGGCAGGGATTTCACGTCTAGGGGACACAAGCTTTTCTTCTACGACCAGTTGCCACCGGGGCTTACCCATATGCTGCTTCTAACCGGTGTGTGTCGGCGTGCTCTCGCACCACGTCACACTCGATGGCTAAAGTTTTTCGGTGCCCGTCTAACAAATGTTCGGTAGCTTTGCCTTGCATGATGAGTAGTTGGATGGATAGCACGGAAGTCCAGACATAGGTTTCGGTTGCGTTGTCCCATAACCAGAAGGTTGTTTCGTGGATGCGGTTCCATTTCAGCAACTGTTCCATCTTTTTGGCTTTGAACTTCCAGCCAGGGATTGCAGCGCCTTTCCCGGTTCCTTGTACTTCGACAAGAACCGGGACGGACGTTGGTGTTAGCGCTGCCCGGTAGTCTGGTGTGTGGGAGATGAGGGGAGAGAACTTGTAGGAAGCGTAGCCGCTTGCTTTCTCTCCGAGTCCGTAGTTCTCCCAGATCCCAGGCCAGTGTGTCTCAAACTTTTTTTCTGAGAACTGCCAGAATCCTTGGTCGGTTAGCCGGTCTTTGGTGGATCGTTCCGAGTAGCTCACAGCCCCGTCTCGGTCCAGAGACGGTCGAAGTCCGTGTTTTCCATCATCCCCATTTTGAGTTGCACTTCGCCTTTGGTGTAGCGGTGCTCCCGTCCCATGTGGTGCATGATGGCTACGAGTCCCGTGTCGCTTCCGGTGACGGTGGGCGGTGTTGGTGGCTTGGGTGCAGGCTTCTTGGCTGCGGTCTTTTTAGCTATAGTCATCGGTGTCTCTGTTTCTTTTGTCGGGTATGGCGGGTATAGCAGTGGATCTCTCATTCTTCCCATCTTCCGACGACCTCCCTGGTGGAGGCACGGCGTTCCCAAACGTAGATGCTCATAAAGTACCAGTAGTGCCCATTCTTTTTCCTAATGGGGGCTGCCGTGGCATGTGTGCCGACCAGCGGGACGATCTCTCCGCCGTGAGGCCCGCCATACAGTTTTGCGTGTGTCGGCTTGCCGGTTGGCGGTAGCATCATAACGCCATCGCTACTGCGACGACGTTCAGGGCAACGGTGAAGGTGAGCCATAACATCATAAACCGGCGGTATGGGGTGTAGCTAGGTGAGAAGGACCACCAGGCTAGAAGCATGGCGCAGAAGACTGCGAAGAAAGCGTTTAGGTAAATCATAATGTTTCTCTTTTCAATCGGTAAGCTGTACGTGGACCATTCGGCTGATCATAACCCCACACTTCGATAACCCAACCGGCTTCAACCATGTGAGGGTAGGCTTCGGCTTCCAAAATCTTTTTCCTTCTAGCCGACATGTTGGAACGGGACGTTACCTGAACGGCAATCGTACCTCCCTTGCCGATGCCCATTACGTCGATGCACCCGTACAGGTCTTTGCTACGGCGGGTGAAGGCATCCCAGTGGTCGGTGGTGGTTGCGTGCCATCCTTCTTCCCGAAGTTTTTGCAAAACTTTCGGGTTAAGCGGAGGGAGTTTCTTCTTAGTCACCGGGTGCTCCATCGGATGTCGGACGTAACTAGCTTACTGGGTGTGGTGAGCTTGATACCGCCAACCATCTTACGTTTTACCTCGGGATAATAGCGGCCGGTTAGCCCACCGTCTTCCGGGTCCATCGACTCAGAATAGAAGTTCACTTGCCAGTAGCGGGGGTCACGGCCCCCTCGATGCATCATGGAGTAGATGGGGTAGCCGACTTCGGCTTCCACCTTGCGGCGCTTCTGATCGCCCATCCGCTGCCTAGTCATCCGTCACCTCCTTCATCGTGTAAACCCTCTTGCTCGAATGTTCGTGTGTCGGTGGGAACTTGGTACTCAACCGGACAGGAGACTTATAAGTCTTGTCGCAATTCTTGGCCGAACACTTATAAACCTTGTAACTCATAACGTCCTTTCAACAATATCCATATAGAAAGAAGAGGCGTTCGGTCGGTCGGCATACTTGCCACCCCACTGCTGATCCGCCACCTCAATGATGTGATAGATTTCTTCTGCACCATACCCGTTACGCCTAAGCTTAAACGCTAACGCTACCAGTCCGCCAGAGCGGTCTGCTTGCGGCCCGTTTTTTACAAACACAAACAGGTCGCCAGGCAGATTACCAACCAGCTTTTTCAACGCTTCGTCCGTGATGTCGTTGACTCTATCAATGTGTGTGCGTTTCGGTTCCCGCCAACGGTCACCCCAATCGCAGATGAGCACAGCATCCGTCTCGCAATCCGAGTCATAACAGTAAAGCCAGTCGCCCAGTTCGATGGGGATGCCCTCCCCATCTGCGTCCCAGCCAATCAGGAACGTTTGGCGGGCCATCAGCCCACTGTTCTTACGGTAGTCCTTGTACGGTAGACGGACATAGTTCCCCACCTGTCCTTGCCGCAACACCTCTGACTTCGGGTTGATCTCTTTCGTTGGCAACTCGATAGCAGCATACGCCACCTTGAATGCACGACGCATCATCATGGCAGGGACTGGTTCGGTTGGGAAGCACCAGATGTGCCAGCCTTTCGAACGTGACCGTTCGATGTGGGGTGTGAGTCCCATTGCTGACAAGGCTGTTGCTAACCCGTACGCCTCAGACCATAAGCCTGTATCAATGTCGGCGCAGCCCCAGGAGGCCATGAGTATACCGAGGTTGTCGTGCCAGGTCGGGTAGATGCCGAGTCCCATGTCGCCGTCCAAATGTTTTTGAAAAAGCTCTGTGGTGACTTCGGCGTCTACTCGCATACCGCCTTTGCCTTCGATGCCGTCCTTGGCTACGTCTTGGCCGTGTGAGTCGTTTCGTCCACCGAAGATGGATTGCATTTTCTGTGCTGGGTTCATGAGTCCACCCTGTATATGAGGTAGTCGAGTACGTTCATGATGTGTCCTGTGTCGGTCCGCCAGAACGTGTTGGAGTCTTTCTCGTAGGCTGCCAAGAACCCCTCGGCGTTTGTTGATCCGTCTTCGTTTTCCCAAGGCTCGTTCATCCTACCCACTCCTTTCCTGCTAGTACGTCTTGGAGACACCAGACCGCTCGGGCGATGCTCATGTCGTAGTCGCCCATAGAATCCCCGTATTCCTGGGTGGCCTCGATCATATTGAGTGCGAACTCGATGTCTTCCTTGTCACGGCGGTTCATGATCCCCCCAAAAGTTCTCGTGCCGACCTACCCACGGTGAACGTAGCAGCCACCGGCAACGGCGGCTCCTCATCCGGGTCATACTTGAATATCGGAACAATCCGACCAGTATCCTGATTCAACTTGAAGTCCAAATCGTCCACCAAATTCATTGGTGGACGCTTGTTTTTCACAAGGTTAATGGTGATCGTATCCCGATGCCTCGGGATTAGATCGTCCTGGATCTCCTGAATTTTCTGCCGAATCTGGCGGGCCGTATCTTCCCGCTGCGTGTTCTCCAACTTTTCTTCCAACATTTCGATCTGCGAATGCAACATGTTGATCTTGCGGCGAACACCGATCATGATGAACGCCTGCTTGTCTCCACCGTACGCACCTGAAGTGATCGACACCTTTTTGCCTCCGGCACCGGACGAACGGGAAGACTGGTGGAGGACAATGAACGGAAGTTTATGCTTCTTCCCCCACCGTTTCAGTTCGTCAATCTTTGCCATGACATCCCCGTCGTATGAGAGGAGGTCGGCATAGTCGAAGATCGCATATTTTGGTGGGGTGCCCCATGCTGCTGTCGTCGTAGACTGCCAGGTTTCGGAACCGTGCTGCCACGGTTCGCAACATGTCTATGGTGTCTTGGTCGCCTGCTGCCAACCGTCGTTCTATTTCTTCGGCTGACACTCCGTAGAGTGCGGACGAAAGTTTTGCTAAAACTACGGTGCGGGTTTCGTCTGGTGTGAAGAATACACAGTTTGCCCCTTCGTTTGCCAAAATGATTTCGACGGTCAACACAGTTTTGCCGTTGTGTGCGAACCCTGACACGATCAACAGTTCGGAGGGTGCTAAGCCTCTGGTTTGTGAGTCGATGGCTGAGATGCCTGTGTAGACACGGCGTTCTGGGTGTTTGGCGAAGTCGATGTAGTTGTCTACTTCGTCGTCGAGTGGGCGGTATTCGCTGACGCCTTCTTCTTCGAACAGGTTTATGCGTTCCATTATTCGTTCTTCCAAGTTGTCAGTCATTGAACAGTTCCTCCCATGCGTTGCGTTCTGGTTCTGGTTGTTCCATGCCGTCCAAGAATCCGTCCGGCAGTGTGTCGTCGGTTCTCGGAACCCACGTCTCTCCCTGCCCGCCTTTCGGTAGCCAAGGTGGACGCAATGTAGCGAACCCTTTCCGCTTCACATGCCTGTGGTATTCGTTGGGTCCGTCTCCCACGTAGGGGTGCTGTGCTACCAGTGCGGCGGTGGCAGCGTCACAATGGTAGCCGTTGCAGTAGCCGTGCCAGTTTCCGGAACCGGAACGGAACCAGATGTTCGCCTTGCTACCGACGACGCCGATAGGCCCTCCCTCCTCTCTTGGGATCGGCTTATCCGGCAAGTCCCAGTCGACGAGCGGAAAATGTTTGCCGTTCGACGCAAGCGACAAAACCAGATTGTACCGCTTGGCCGGGCGGTCGTTCGGGTTCCAGATTTCCAATATTTTGGCTTTGCCGTATTCTTCGTCCAGCTTGTTTGCCCACGCAACAAAACGGTAGATGGGTTTCTGCCCGTAAGGGTTGGGGATGGTCAACACTTTTTCAAAAAACGCTTGCTTAACAATTTTGAGGTCAGGCATCACAGCCCTTTCAGTTTGGCAACCAGTGGGGGACCGCACCGGATTGTGCGGCCCCCGTCATACGCTTAACTCACATACCTGGCTTGATGATCAGAGTGCGTCCCTGATCGTCAACACCGAGCTTCGGTGTCTCATCCTTCGCAACATACTCCTTGTAGAACTGTCCGTAACGGCCGGAGTTCGCCCACACCTTCGTCACGCCATACTTGTCGCAGATTGCAACGATGTCATCAGGGATGTCCTGTGTCATGTCTTCGGTTCGGGCAACCTCCAATCCCTTCGTGTCGAACCCGCCGGTAGCCCCGAGGCCACCGTTCTCGGGGGCACGGCGTGCCGCTCGTTCCCCACTCGACTGTGTGGTGGTGACTGCCGGGGCGAACTTCTCACGGATGACACCCGAGTCGTCCATCAAAACTTCGATACCCAGCTCGTCGTAGACGGCGGCTTTTGCCTGGCCGAAAGCATCCCCCAGGGCCTTGGCTTGGGCAGCTACGTCTCCTTCCGGTACGTTGGCTTCCACCCATGCACGTGCTACTACGTTTTGGTAGGAGCCGAGGTCGAGCTTCCGTTCAAACGTGACGCTGATCTTTGTGGTGCTGGTTTCTTCTGACATTTACTTCACTCGTTTCGTTTTGATTTCGTTGTTTAGGTTCCGCATGGCGTAGCCGATGGCGGCTACCCCTCCGATGATCCACCCTGCGGTTAGGGCGGCGGCGAGCTTGGCGAAAGTTTTCACAAAACTTCCTGTAGGTCTTTGTCGATGAGGTCTTCCGACCGAAGGTACTGTTCGTACAGTCGATCCATCTCCAGTTCTGCCGCCACCATATTTTTGGTGTTGCGCCAGATACGCTTCTCCCTGTTGCGGTGCTTTTGATCTGTCATCACTGTTCCTTTACTGTTGACTGCCATTTATATTGCGGACTGGTGCTGGTGGCAGGTCTGCTGGATTGCCGTTCCATCGTGGGAGGTCTGCCGACGTGGCTGAGCAGTCAGGGCAGTAATCGAAGATGGATTCGGAGGCGGCTACCAGGACCATGTCCACCAGTCCCGTATCGCCGCACGTTTCGCATGTTACGCCCACGTCGGATGTTCCATGTACGAACCCTTGCACTGCGCCCACACGGGACACCACTTCTCTCCACAGAGAGCATGGTCGTCACGTACCGGCCACTCGTCAAGATCAGACTCAATCATCTTGACCATCCTCGTTACTTGCTCGACCAGCCACGACCATTGACCTTGGCTGCGCCAAATCGTTACCTCCTGCGGCGGATCATTCAAATACTTGCGGTTGAAGATACGGTAATCGAATCGGTACCCTTCAGCAAACGGTTCGATCTCCCCGAGAGTAGCAGCAGCATACGTGTATACGGTGGGTTGCACTGCCCACCGTTGCTTCTCCCAACGCTCATATTTTCGTGACGCAGTTTTCCAGTCGATGATACGGTTGCCATGCCGGTCCAAGACATCTGCACAACCTGCCAGCCGGACAGTATCGTAACGTCCGGTCAAGTTTTGCAAAAACGGTACATCAAACTTCCATTCGAGTTCGATCTCGCCAGGCTGGTCACCCAGCTCTTTCCAAAGTTTGCGTTCCGCACAGTCGTACCACATTTTGGTGAGGCCCGACAGTGCCATCAAGGCTTTCGCCGGATCGGCACCAAACGTTTCGCACCGGTACTCCGTACCGTTCTTCGTGTATTGGGACAGCAGGTTGGTCATGAAGTTTTTCGCCCAACGGGTTGCGTCGGCCAGGTTGTCAAAACCTTTACCAATATCGTACTCGACCATAGCGTGGAAGCAGGTGCCGACTGTGGCGGCGTCTGTCTCCAGTCTTAGCTCCGGTACTTTTTCAAAATCTCCTCCAGGAAGGATTCCGTTCACTATCCTGAACTGGTCTGGACAGTTTCTGAAACTTTCGATATCTGACTGGTGTAGCCAGAGTGTTGTGCCGTCTGCTTTCATTTTACCAACTCCTTCTTTTCATGTGGCGGCCCCGGTGGAGGAGCAGCAAGATCGCTACGGACAGAAACACGATGGCTTCCAAGACAACGGATACTATCATAAACCTCCTGTATTAGCAAGACATCTCCTTCCAGGGAGAATGTCTTACTGTTACTTGTTACTAGTAGAGCCGCACCCCTCATGGGGTGGCTCTGCTTGTTTAGCTAGTATGCCTTTTTCTCCGGCCTCCTGTCAAGGTCAGTATCAATGTGTCCTTTGTCACTGCCTGTTCCGGTAAGTACATACCAGAGCGAGAAGCAGACGAGGTAGATGAGGCAGAAGAAGAACAGTCCCGCTACGAGACAGGTCATGCCTCTCCCTTGTGGATGGCCGCAAACATATCGTCTATTTCCTGGTCGCTCGCCATGCCCATGCGGAGACGAGATAAGTCCCCCACCGGCCCGACGCCTTGTTCGACGGCAAGTTTGGCGACGGTGCGTTCGTCCCTGGTCTTCGGAAGCTCATCGAATAACCGCCCGCAGTCGAGGCATTCGGAACGTTTCCATCCGACGTGGCGGATCTCGTCGCCGTAGATGCCTCGAAGCCGGTCGTGCCTACATCTGCTGCGCTTACTCATGTCTCCCCCTTGTGGATGGCGAGACGTACGGCGTACATGCCGGAGGCAGCGTCGGCAGACAGAGTGCAGTAATCCCGGGTGAAGTCGAAGCCTTGACCGGTCCACGTCCACAACCACACCGTCCTGTTGCCTTCGTCCAGTGAAAGGTGGGTGGCGTCGGGCCAGTGTTCGGTAGCTCCGTGGATGGGTAGCACTTCCCCGACATGCACGGAGAGCTGGTAAGTGCCCGATTCGTCGCACTGGCGACACTCCCGATCGCCGGGAACGTACCAAGGGTCGTCATCGGCCAGGTCGGGGACAAACGGCAAGTGAATGCTGTCGTCACATTCCACGTCGAGCGTGAACGTGAATCGCCCGGTGCCGTGGCAGTCGGGGCAAGGCGTGCGATATCGGGCGTATTCGTAGGGGATGATCCCGCTTGTACCCTTTCTGCCGTCGCACGTATCGCACGGGCGGTTGTGATCGGTTTCCCAGAACCAACCGTCGTGGTTACGCACGACTAGCCAGGCGGTGGGGCCGTCGATGGTGATGGCAGTGGCTGGGATGATGCTCATTCGTTACCCCTTGAGTAGGCGACGCAAGCCTCGGCCCAAGTAGCGTCAGCGTCGTAGTAAGCGTCCTCCGCACGTACGACTTCGTCACGTGCGTCCTCAGCGTCAGCGACGGCGTGGAAGT